ACGTTCAGGATTAATGCACCTGCGGTACCCGCCACGATTGAGCTGACACCGGGCTATTTTCAGATAACAGCGGTCCCGCGTCTTGCGGTGTATGACCCGACGGTACAGTTTGAGTTCTGGTTTTCGGAGACAAAAATCGCAGACACATCTCAGGTGGAAACCTCTGCCCGTTATCTGGGGACCGGCAGTCAGTGGAGTGTATCCGGCCCGCACATTAAGCCCGGGAAGGATTTCTGGTTTTACGTGCGCAGCGTCAACCTGGTGGGGAAATCTGCTTTTGTGGAAGCCAGTGGCCGGGCCAGCAATGATGCAGAAGGGTATCTGGGGCTGTTTCGGGAAAAAATAGGAAAACTGCATCTGGCTCAGGGGCTGTGGGAGCTGATAGACAACAGCCAGCTTGCGGATGAGATGGCGGAGATGAAGACCTCCATCACCGAAACCCGCAATGAAATCACACAGACGGTCAGTAAAACGCTGGAGGACCAGAGCGCCACCATACAGCAGATACAGCGCGTGCAGAAGGACACAAATGATGACCTTGCTGCACTTTACATGCTGAAGGTACAGAAAACAAAAAATGGCATACCCTATGTTGCCGGTATTGGAGCGGGGATTGAGGATACTGATGGCCAGCCCCTGAGCAACATACTGCTGCTGGCTGACCGTATTGCGATGATTAACCCGGAGGACGGCAACACCACGCCGTTATTTGTGGCGCAGGGGAATCAGTTGTTCATGAACGATGTGTTCCTGAAGCGGCTGTTTGCGGTGAGTATCACCTCGTCCGGCAATCCCCCGACGTTTTCCCTGACGCCGGAGGGCAGGCTGACCGCAAGAAATGCTGATATCAGCGGTAACGTGAATGCAAACTCCGGGACGCTCAACAACGTCACGATTAACGAGAACTGCCGGGTTCTGGGAAAACTGTCCGCGAACCAGATTGAAGGCGATCTCGTTAAAACAGTGGGCAAAGCTTTCCCCCGGGACTCCCGTGCACCGGAACGGTGGCCATCAGGGACCATTACCGTCAGGATTTATGACGATCAGCCGTTTGACCGGCAGATTGTTATTCCGGCGGTGGCATTCAGCGGCGCTAAACATGAGAGAGAGTATACTGATATTTACTCCTCATGCCGTCTGATAGTGCGGAAAAACGGTGCTGAAATTTATAACCGTACCGCGCTGGATAATACGCTGATTTACAGTGGCGTTATTGATATGCCTGCCGGTCACGGTCACATGACGCTGGAGTTTTCGGTGTCAGCATGGCTGGTAAATGACTGGTATCCCACAGCAAGTATCAGCGATTTGCTGGTTGTGGTGATGAAGAAAGCCACCGCAGGCATCAGTATCAGCTGAATTTTATAACCCATATACGGGCGCCAGAAATGGCGCCTTTTTTATTGCAGAAAAGCGAGAGGTAATTATGCGTAAACTTTATGCCGCCATTTTGTCCGCAGCCATTTGTCTGGCCGTATCCGGTGCGCCTGCATGGGCGTCTGAACATCAGTCCACGCTGAGCGCGGGGTATCTTCATGTCTCGACGAACGTTCCTGGCAGCGATAATCTTAACGGGATTAACGTGAAATACCGTTATGAATTCACGGACACGCTGGGGCTGGTGACGTCATTCAGCTATGCAGGAGACAGGAATCGCCAGCTGACCCGTTACAGCGATACCCGCTGGCATGAAGATTCCGTTCGTAACCGCTGGTTCAGCGTGATGGCGGGGCCCTCTGTGCGCGTGAATGAATGGTTCAGTGCGTATGCGATGGCGGGCGTGGCTTACAGCCGTGTGTCGACTTTTTCTGGGGATTATCTCCGCGTAACTGACAACAAGGGGAAAACGCATGATGTGCTGACCGGAAGTGATGACGGTCGCCACAGCAACACGTCTCTGGCGTGGGGAGCTGGCGTGCAGTTTAACCCGATCGAATCCGTGGCCATTGATATTGCTTATGAAGGCTCCGGCAGTGGCGACTGGCGCACTGACGGTTTCATCGTGGGTGTCGGTTATAAGTTCTGATTAGCCAGGTAACACAGTGTTATGACAGCCCGCCGGTTCAGGCGGGCTTTTTTGTGGGGTGAATATGGCAGTAAAGATTTCAGGTGTACTGAAAGACGGCACAGGAAAACCGGTAGAGAACTGCACCATTCAACTGAAAGCCAGACGGACCAGCAGCACGGTGGTGGTGAACACGGTGGCCTCTGAAAATCCGGATGAAGCCGGTCGTTACAGCATGGACGTTGAGTACGGTCAGTACAGCGTCATTCTGTTGGTGGAAGGATTCCCGCCGTCACATGCCGGGACCATCACCGTGTATGAAGATTCTCAACCCGGTACGCTGAATGATATTCTCGGTGCCATGTCGGAGGATGACGTCCGGCCGGAGGCACTGCGCCGTTTTGAACTGATGGTGGAAGAGGTGGCGCGTCACGCTGAGGAGGCGAAGAAGAATGCCGGAGAGGCGGAGACGTCAGCAAGGAATGCCGGCATATCAGCCAGTCAGGCAGAAAAGAGCGCTGCACATGCTGACACTTCAGCAGGATATGCATCGGAGTCAGCCCGGCAGGCGGCAGAAAGTGCAGCCTCAGCAAAGCAGTCAGAGGAGGCGTCCTCGTCCTCGGCCTCTGAGGCCGCTCAAAAAGCCAGTGAGTCATCACAAAGTGCAGCAGAAGCTGAATTGTCAAGAAAGACGGCAGAAAGTGCAGCCGGTAATGCAGCCAGGGATGCAACGACCGCAACAGAAAAAGCCCGGGAGTCAGCAGAAAGCGCACAGTCAGCGGAACAAAGCAGGATAGCGGCGGAAGAAGCCGTAAACAGAATCCCCACCGTGGTGGGACCTCCCGGGCCAAAGGGGGAACAGGGGCCCGCGGGTCCTCAGGGGCCGAAGGGTGATAAGGGAGAGCGCGGTGACACCGGCCCTGTCGGGGCAACCGGCGAACGGGGACCGGCAGGTGATGCTGGTCCGGCAGGCCCGCAGGGGCCGAAAGGTGACAGGGGAGAGCGGGGAGAGACCGGTCTGACGGGAAATGCAGGTCCACAGGGTCCAAAGGGAGATACCGGTGCGGCAGGCCCGGCAGGCCCACAGGGACCGAAAGGAGAAACAGGTGCGGCTGGCCCGGTGGGGGCAACCGGACCTCAGGGACCGAAGGGCGACCCGGGGGAGACACAAATCCGTTTTCGTCTGGGGCCGGGAAACATTATTGAGACAAACAGCAATGGCTGGTTCCCGGATACAGATGGCGCACTCATCACCGGACTGACCTTTCTTGACCCCAAAGATGCCACACGGGTTCAGGGTTTTTTTCAGCATTTGCAGGTCAGGTTTGGTGACGGGCCGTGGCAGGATGTTAAGGGGCTGGATGAAGTGGGCAGTGATACAGGCAGAACAGGAGAATGACATGAACATATTAAAAAAAATTATGCAGCGTCTGTGCGGTTGCGGAAAGCATGATGACCGTGAAGACGGGGAGTTACTTACAGCACAGCTGCGACTGGGACCGGCAGACATTCTGGAGTCAGATGAGAATGGCATTATCCCGGAGCAGGACAGGGTAATCACGCAGGTGGTGATACTGGATGCGGATAAAAAGCAGATACAGTGTGTGGTAAGACCGCTGCAAATCCTGCGTGCTGACGGGAGGTGGGAAAATATTGGCGGGATGAAGTAACCCGACAGCTTCACAAAACCGGAGTCCGGCTCCGGTTTTTGTGTTGCAATGTCCGGGGGATATTTGTTAAGTAGATGATAGAGGAGCTAATTCAACAGGGAGATAAATTAATGCCGATAAATCTGACATCTTATTTGGGGTTACAGGGGGCGAAAGTTGTCCCGGCAGTTGTTTTTTCTAAAATTTAGTCTTGTTGGGGTAAATGACATATGCCATTGATAACATCCAGCATTTCATCAAATGTTGCTTTGCAGAGTATTGAAATATTACGTGAAGCTGCCAGACAAAACCTGATAACGAAAGATATTACTATAAATGGGCAGAAAGTTGGTATTCATTATTATCAACGCCCTGACGGTTTTTTAGTTTCTGGTTGTAAGCTAGTGAATTGGTGGCACTGAAATATATAAAACCATATTAAGTATCAATATGAAAATTCCCGTTCTCCAACCTGGCTTCAACGTTTTTGCCCTGCTGGATACTCTGCTGCCGTTGCTCCTAATCGTGCTGAAAATGCCTATGCGGATTACGTTTTGGATATAGGCAAGCGAATACCGCTTTCCGCAGCAGATTTAAGCAACGTATACGAAAGTGTAATTCGCGCCGTCCATGACAGCCGTAGCAGGCTCATCGATCAGCATACGGTCGATATGATTGGCAACACTGTACTTGATGCGTTGAGCCGATCACAAACATTTCGTGATGCCGTAAGCTATGGCATTCATAATGAGGAGGTACACATTGGTTGCATTAAATACAGAAACGAATACGAGCTTAACGGAGAATCTGCTATCAAAATTGATGATATTCAATCACTAACCTGTAACGAATTATATGGATACGATGTCGGGCAAGAACCAATTCTCCCCATTTGCGAGGCAGGAGAAAACGAGAACGAAGAGCCTTATGTCAGTTTTAGTGTTGCGCCAGATACTGATTCTTATGAGATGCCATCGTGGCAGGAAGGACTGATTCACGAGATTATTCATCATGTTACTGGGGCCAGCGATCCATCTGGAGATAGTAATATAGAGCTAGGACCCACCGAGATTCTCGCACGTCGTGTCGCTCAAGAGCTGGGATGGAGTGTTCCCGACTTCAAAGGATATGCAGAGCCAGAACGAGAAGCTCATCTTAGACTACGTAACCTGAATGCCCTTCGACAGGCTGCCATGAGGCATGAAAAGAATGAGAGGGCTTTCTTCGAAAGACTGGGTACGATCAGTGACCGATATGAGGCGAGTCCTGATTTCACAGAGTATTCCGCTGTGTCTAACATAGGATACGGATTTATCCAGCAACATGATTTTCCAGGGGTGGCTATCGACGAGAATTTACAGGATGTAAATCAGATCCAACTGTATCATGGTGCTCCTTATATCTTTACATTTGGGGATGTGGACAGACACAATTAGCGCTGTGAGGTGTACTGGCAATAGCGGACACTACCATTTGTTCTTTTTTTAAGCAGCCATCTGATGATATTTTTCCCTGAAGGCTGCCGGGGAGATATTCCCCAGACGAGAGTGACGACGCTGACGATTGTAGAAAATCTCAATGTATTCCCGTATTACTGAGATGGCTTCATCCCGGTTATTAAAACGATAGTGGCTCAGGCTCTCATTTTTCAGCGTTCCCCAGAAGCTTTCCATCGGAGCGTTGTCGTAACAGTTACCTTTACGCGACATTGATGTTTTCAGACCAAACTGCTCCTGTATGACCCGGTAATCGTATGCGCAGTACTGTGAACCTCGATCAGAGTGGTGGATTAGCCCGGCAGGTGGGCGCTGGCTCCTGAGCGCCATAAACAGAGCTTTACCTGTCAGCTCTTTTGTCATGCGCTCTCCCATGGCGTAGCCGACAATTTCGCACGTATAAACATCTTTGATGCCAGCGAGGTACAACCATCCCTCCTGTGTGGCAACATACGTCAGGTCCGCCACCCAGACCTGATTTGGTGCTGTAGGAGCGAACGTCTGGTTCAGCAGATTTGGCGCAACTGGCAGATTGTGGTTCGAGTTCGTAGTCGCTCTGAACTTGCGTTTCTGCTTACAGCGTAGCCTTAGCTCCTTACGAAGACGTGCCAGTCGGTCACGACCAACGATGATGCCATTCTCTGCCAGCTCCGTCTGGAGCCGCCGGGTTCCATATGTTTCGCGAGTGCGGATATGTGCCAC